GAGTATTCTACAGAATGGGATGCACTTAAGTACTTCTACACTCAGGTGCTTACTGGTGATAGTGCTGACAACATCAAGGGCATTCATAAGGTTGGACCCAAGACAGCAGAGAAGATACTGGATGGTGCTACTACTGAGGTGGAGTTATACAAGAAGTGTGTAGATGCTTATGAAGGGGATACTGATAAAGTGCTAGAGAATGCCCGTCTGTTGCATCTTCAGAGGTACCCAAAACAACTGTGGAGTCCCCCTGATGGCAATCAAAACTAGTAGTGCTAAGGGAAAGGGCCGGAAGCTACAGCAACTCGTGAGGGATAAGCTACTAAGTTTGTCAGATACTTTTAGAGAAGGTGACATAGAAAGCACTGGTATGGGTCAATCTGGTGAGGACATTCAGTTAAGTCCACATGCTAGAGACCTACTACCAATTTCTGTAGAGTGTAAGTCACATGCTAAGTTTGCTGTCTACAGTATCATTGACCAGTGTAAGAGTAACTGTCCTGATGGGTGTGAACCTGTAGTTGTGCTTAAGGCAAACTACAAGAAACCTGTTGCAGTTATCGACTTGGACTACTATATTACCTTGGAGAAGCACAGAATGAAGAATGAGAGTAACTATGAAAGTTGACTATCAATATGACCAAGACCCCCGATATGGTTGGGCCTCTATAGATGTAAGTGAGGACAGTAACCCACTTATTGTGATTCATACAGCTAGTGGCTCTAAAGGTTACACACTCAACAGTGATGATCAGCTTGTACCTACTTGTATTTGCCATGCCTACTCAGCTAGTGAGTGTGCTTGCCCAGATGTAACTTGGGAGTATTGGGATGGTGACTAAACTAGAGAGCATCAAAAAGGACTACTGGTGGGAGATTAAGACCTACCTAGAGAACCCCTCTAAGGAAGCACTTGTAGACCTCTTGGAGCAAGTTTATGAGGACGGTTACCACCAAGGGGTTTATGATACTGATTGGGGTCTTGTAAATGACTAACAAACTCTTAGTGTGGAAAGTAGAGCAACTCTTCGGCCCTGATGACTTGAGCGATGAAGCTCTTGATGATGGTATTGAAGCTGTTGCTGTAGTTATGGTATCTGACCCTGATGACCCTGCCAACTGGGGTGACATGGAGATGTACTTTGATAGCTTCACAGAAGCATATAACTTTAGTATAGAGGTAGGAAACTCTATGGAACCTTTAGAAATCGAAGTATGAGCACGGTAGTGCGACGCCCTTTAGGGCTAATGAGATTGACTTGGGAGATTGAGGTGTAGTTTGGCAGAAGTAGTAGCATGGACAGTAATAATTGGAGGTTGCATTGTGGTGTATGTATTTGTAGAGTGGTTGCTTGGTGATGACTAAAACAACAGTAGTATGGTCTTGTAGTCATGCTGACCCCTCAGTAAGCAATGAGCGTTTCGATTGGCTGGGGGCTTTCCTGTATGACCTTAAGCCTGATATGGTAATCGACTTGGGTGATGGTGCAGATATGAGGAGCCTTAACAGTTATGACACAAAGTATCCTAAGGCGATTGTCAACCAAAGTTACGAACAGGATATTGAGTCTTATAACGATAGTCAGGAGCGGCTATGGCACAAGTTTAGGCACCACCGAAAGAAGAGACCCTACCGAGTTGGATTCGAGGGGAATCACGAACATAGAATCAAAACGGCTATTGCACACGACCCAAGACTTGAGGGACAGAAGTACGGGGTATCCTTCAGCCATCTTCAAACAGACTACTGGTTCGATGACTACCACGAATACTCTAATGGTGGGCCAGCCAAGTTTGACTATGATGGTGTGCTCTATAGCCATTTTATCTCTGGTGGGAATTATGGCACTGCTTTGTCAGGCGTCCATCATGCTTACACTCTTCTATCCAACGTGGGATGTTCTGTATCTGTTGGTCATAGCCATAAATACGGGTATTACTATCTTGGGTCTACGTTCCCTCGTCCGATTATCGGGCATGTGGTCGGCTGCTTCAAAGGCAAAGAAGAGGGCTGGGCGGGACAAGCTAATGATAGTTGGAGGCAGGGTGTTGTAGTTAAGCGTAACTTAGAGAATGGGGTGTATGACCACTCTTGGGTCTCACTAGATGCACTAAGGAAAGAGTATGGGAAAACGTAGTGACTTCGACAAGGTACCTAAAGACTTCTACCCCACAACGGACCCTAAGGCGGTACCTACAAAACTGGTAGAGTTCATCAGAGGTAAGACTTATGCAGAGCCTTGTTATGGTAATGGTGACCTAGAAGACCTCTTGATGGATGTAGCTACATGCGAGTGGCGTAGTGACATTAGGGAGACTGTAGGTAGTTCTAAGGTGATGGATGCTCTGTGCCTATCAAAAGAAGATATTGCTAGGTGTCAGCTAATCATTACTAACCCACCATTTTCTAAAGATGTACTCTTGCCTTTGTTGGACCACTTCATTAGTCTTAAGCCTACTTGGTTACTCTTGCCAGCGGGGTACATGAATAACATCTACTTTGGGCCATACATGAGTAGGTGTTCTAAGGTTGTCAGCATAGGTCGAATTAAGTGGTTTAAAGATAGCAAGCATACAAGTACTGATGATTTTTGTTGGTACTTTTGGGTTAAAGGTGCTACAACAGATACAAGGACGGTGTTCTATGGGAGGTAAGGATGGGTAGACCACAAGTAACCAAGCCTTTGGAGGATATACTAAGAGAAGACTTTTCATATGATCCAGACAACGGGTGTGTATATAGAAAAGGCAAAAAGTTCGGGACTTATGACTCCCGTGGGTATTTGGTGGGAACCGTAAGAAGAAAGAGTTTAAAGGTGCATAGAATAGCTTGGTTCTTATATCATGGAGTCTGGCCCAACCACGGCTTAGATCACATCAATCGGGTTAAGGATGATAACAGAATTTGCAATCTTCGAGATGTCCCACAAAAAGTTAATGTGAGAAATGTTGGCCTTCAAGTTAATAATAAGTCTGGCTATAAGAATGTTTCTTGGGATAAAACACGTAGTAAGTGGGTTGCTAGGAAGTTCATTAACGGCAGTTACAAGTTCTTAGGTTACTTCAACTGCCCTACGTCTGCCTTCTTTGCAATGCAAAAGGTTTAACATATCAACACAAGGATGGAGTTTTATGACAGACACCACACACCCTGAAGATTACGCTTATCCCGTTGCACCGCCGGTTATGACCCTACGGGATTACTTCGCGGGACAGGCTTTGGTTGGTCTTTTATCTAATGGAATGGGGTATCGCGCAGACATGCTTGCGAGTGAGCCGTATCGCATTTCCGACGTCATGCTAGAGGAGAGAAACAAGTGAGTGATTACACACCAGGCCGTTGGGTAGTCCTAAAGATTAACCTTCCAGATGACCCACACTACAGGGTGCTTGCAGGTTGGTCTGGAGGATACCTTAACGGAGATAGCTGGAGACTTAACTCAGGTATTACTTCTCATAAGTTTGATGGTGACTATTGGTATTTCTATGGCTCTAGCGGTAGTTGCTATAAGTGCTATGTAGACAGTTACGGGTTTAATCTTCTGTCAGCACAGATGTATAGTATGATTAAGGATAAGTATGGTGAAGATGTTATTCAGCTTGTAGAGGATCAAGAGTGGAACAAGAAAGAGTGGAACTGGGACATAAAGAACGATACTACATAGATGTATGGGTTGAAGATCACACTTGGGATGTATGGCAGGATAATGGTAAGTTGACTTTCCCTAGTCATATTGCTAACTGTGATTCACTTGAACAAGCTAAACTAGTACGGGATGCACTTGAGTCATTCCCTATGGAATTGGAGGATTATTTATAAATGATCACTAACGAAGATATCGAAGCGTTTTCTGACAGCTACGCTTACTGGACTGAACCTGAAGCACATTATGCTACACCAATGCAGATGGTGAAGTACTTTAAGGAGTTTACTGGTCAAGAGGGTACACCACAGTTGTACTCACGTCTTATCATGGAAGAGTATGATGAGTGGAAACAAGAACTACTGCAAATCAATGGTTCTCGTACAGCAGAACTCAAGGAGCTTGCTGACTTGGTGTACGTTATCTATGGGTATGCACTCAGTAAAGGTTGGAACCTTGAGGAAGCCCTCTGTCGGGTGCACGTAAACAACATCCTACGGGTAAAGCAACCTGATGGTACTGTGAAGAAACGAGAGGACGGGAAGATTCTGAAAGTAGATAACCCACCTAAAGTACGACTAGAGGATTTGGTGTGAACAGAGGTGTAGACTGCAAGGATACTACTTATGAGATTACTTTTCCGAGTTGTTGCGAGTCCTCGCTTACAAAGTTGTCTCATATCTTAGAAGCACTTCTTGTGGAAGAATATGTAAGAGTACATACTTCAGGTAGTATATCCTCCCTGATTATTACAATATACGAGGAACTAGAATGACACTTATAGTTGACCCACCTAGTGGTTGGATGTACGGTTTTCCTGCACCACTAGAAGAAGACTACGAGCAACAACTACGTAACGCTGGGTACCCTGAGAAGGATATACCTATGGCCCTAAAACATAGTCGTTACCTAGCTGACACACGAGAAGAACTAATTGAACAAGTAAAGAAAGTAAACGAGCAATATGACAAATAACTACCTACCCACTGATTATCAAACATTCATCGGATTGTCTCGTTATGCCCGATGGTTGCTTGAAAAGGGGCGACGAGAGAACTGGGGAGAGACTGTCCAGAGGTATATGGACAACGTCGTATTTCCAAAGACTGGTGACGAGGATTGGGTTTACGGGTTGGAGGCAGCTATTCTCTCCCTTGAGGTTATGCCTTCTATGCGCTCTGTAATGACAGCAGGGCCAGCAGCTAACCGTGACAACACCTGTATGTATAACTGTAGCTACCTCCCTGTGGATGACCCTAAGTCCTTTGATGAAGCTATGTTTATCCTCTTGTGTGGTACTGGTGTAGGCTTCTCTGTTGAGCGTCAATACATCAGTAAGCTACCAGAAGTACCTGAGACACTTTACCCAAGTGAAACTACAATCGTAGTTAAGGACTCCAAGGAAGGTTGGGCTAAAGCATACCGTCAGCTTCTTAGCCTCTTGTGGGCTGGAGAGATTCCTAAGTGGGATGTCTCTAAGGTTCGCCCTGCTGGTGCTAAACTCAAGACCTTTGGTGGTCGTGCTTCTGGTCCTGCGCCATTGGAAGACCTTTTCCGGTTTACTATTGACAAATTCAAAGGTGCTACTGGCCGTAAGCTAAACTCTATTGAGTGTCATGACATCATGTGTAAGATTGGTGAGGTTGTAGTTGTCGGGGGCGTACGCCGCTCCGCTATGATTAGCCTCAGTAACCTGTCTGATGATCGTATGCGTCACGCTAAGTCAGGTCAGTGGTGGGAGCACCAAGGTCAACGTGCTCTGGCTAACAACTCTGTGGCTTACACTGAGAAGCCTGACGTAGAGACATTCATGCGGGAGTGGACAGCACTGATTGAATCTAAGAGTGGTGAACGTGGTATTTTCAATCGTGTAGCATCTAAGAAGCAAGCTGAGAAGAATGGACGACGAGACCCTAACTATGACTTCGGTACCAACCCTTGTAGTGAGATTATCCTACGCCCATACCAATTCTGTTAAGAAGATAGCAGAAGTAAAACAGGGTGAATTGCTGGGAAGCCTAAGCCTTCGGGTATGGTAATCAGCAGCCAAACTTGAGCTGGGAGGCTCTTGAAGGTTCAACGACTAGGACATACCTACTAGGACAGTAGATGAAGTCCATACACTCAAGTGAGTGGAAGCGCCCTGCTTAGAGGTCTATACCTCTTTGATGATATAGTCTGATCTGTGTGGAAACATACAGGAGAGTTTGGAGTTGTTATGAAGAATCGTGAAGGTTACTATGTAGGTAAATTTGACCGCGAATGTACTAAGTGCGGCATCATGTTCCCTAAAACAAGTAAAACAGTAACTATCTGTAACAAGTGCAACTCTGACCGTGTGAAAGGTGAAAGTGTTGAAGTTAAGATGCTTCGACGCGCTAAAGGTCGAGCCAAGGAAAGGAACCTTGAGTTCAACCTTGACGTTGATGATGTAGTTATCCCCGATAAGTGCCCTATCCTTGGTATTGATTTGAAGATGCACAAGGGTCGGTCTGGTGGAAGCCCAAATAGCCCTGCACTTGATAGGGTAGATAATAACAAGGGCTATATCAAAGGCAATGTCATGGTGATGAGCCACCTAGCTAATATGATGAAGTCTTCTGCGACCACTGAAGAATTGATTAGGTTTGCAGAATGGGTAATCAAAACACACGGGAACTCCACTGGTGAAGTAACGAGCACCAGTGAACATAAATGAATCTAACGGAGGTCGTTGTACGTGCTACTGACACACTTGAAGATTTGGAGCGGAAGGTACGCTTGGCTACTATTTTGGGTACAATCCAATCTACCTATACTCACTTCCCTTATCTAAGAAAGATTTGGCAGAAGAACACTGAGGAAGAGCGTCTGCTTGGGGTAAGCCTTACAGGTATCATGGATAACCCCCTGATGACTACAAAGAACCAAGGATTGGAGAAAACTCTTGAGCATTTACGTACTATTGCTGTTGATACCAATAGCGAGTGGGCTGAGCACCTTGGGATTCCTGTCTCTGCTGCCATTACGTGTGTTAAGCCGAGCGGAACAGTCTCCCAGCTTGTCGATTCTGCTAGCGGTATTCACACCCGCCACTCTGAGTATTATATTCGCACTGTTCGCGGGGATAGTAAAGACCCACTAACACAGTTGATGATCGACCAAGGGGTTCCTTCTGAACCTTGTGTAATGAAGCCTGATACTACTACAGTGTTTAGCTTCCCTGTCAAGGCTCCAGAGGGTG